CTTTAATCAAGGTTTTACAGGAAAATGGATTATTTGGTAAAGGTAGTATGACTTCAGTATATCAAATATCTTTGGTAGATGGAAGTATTATTAAGAAGTTTGATTCAGCCATAGAAGTCATGAAAACTTTTAATCGTTGTAAAACTGCAATATGTGATGCAATGAATGGTAGACAGAAAACTGCCGCTGGATATATATGGTGTAAAGTAGAAGATTATCCTAATTTTAAACTTGAAGAACATATAGATAATAAGCAAAAGAAAGTATTATGTGTGGAAAAGAATTTACAATTTAATATGATTAAAGATGCTGGCAAATGGGTATATGAAAATGGATATACGACTAGTAAAGAAGTAAATGCGAATATATGTAGAGCATGTAAAAAAGGTATAAAAGCATACGGCTTCCATTGGCAGTATGTGTAATAATAAAAATATTTATAAAAGAGGTAATGTAAAATGACCATTAATAGTGAACGTGTATTAAACTTTCTAAAAGAAAATTATGGTAAAGAATTTAGTAAGCAGGAAATTGCTGATGCTTTAGGTATCTCTCTATCTGCCGTAATCGGTAGTATCAATCCTCTAGAGAAGAAAGGTTATTCCAAGATCACCCGCGAGGAAACGATCGAACTGGAAGCCGCAACTGAAACCCGTAAGGCTAAGACCAAGGTTGTGAAGTATCACACTCTAACTGAAGAAGGTCTAACATATGATCCAGTAAAGGAAGAGGCTGAGAAGGCTGCTGCAAAGCAGGCTGAGAAAGAGGCTAAGGCTGCTGCTCGCGCCGCGGCTAAGGCTGCAAAGGAAGCAGAAGCAGAGTTTTAATTAATAATTTAGAATAAATATCGAAGCAAAGGAGAAAAGTAAAATGAGTAAGAGTATTTCTATTCAGGCTGGCAACAAAATCAATCTTGCTGGCAAACTAATGGACGTTCAGTTTGGTGATGGTAAGCTATCCGATGGTCGTCCATATCAGCGCGCGACTGTTACCATTCGCGTAACCCAGGCCTATAATGGCAAAGAGGAAACAAGTGATATTCAGGTTGGTATGTTTGCCACCGAGTTCACTTCCACTGGCAAGCAGAATCCTGCTTGGAAGAGCCTCAATGATCTGAAACTAATGAAGACGGCGCAGAATGTCGGTATTGACAATGCTTCTCATGTCCGTCTAACTGGTGCCACTCTACAGGAGAATAACTTCGTCTCTCGTACTGGTAATCTCATTAATGGTTGGCAGATTCGTGGTAGCTTCATCAATGAAGCAAAAGTCACGGATGTGGCATCTTTCGCAACTGACATCTTTATCATGAGGATGTATGAAGAGGTTGACCGTGAAGGCGACACAACTGGTCGTCTAGTAATTCAGGGTGGTATCGTACAGTATGGTGGAAAGCTTGACGTTGTAAACTTTATCGTTGAAGCTCCCGATAACGTTGAATTTGTCTCTCGTAACTGGGAAGAGAATAAGACCGTTACGGTTAAGGGTCGTATTCGTGTAACTTCTACGGAAGAAGAGATCCAGTCCAGCGGTTGGGGCGAAGATATTCCTGAAACCACAACTCGTTTCGTGCGCGAACTAATTATCACTACTGGTGATCCGGAACCCAAGGAAGAAGACTTCGCCTATGATCCAGTCGAGATTAAGAAAGCCTTTAATGAACGTAAGGCCGCTATTGAACAGATGCAGATTAATGCACGTAAGACCTCTCCTAAACAGGGAGCTGGCAGCGCTAATGCCGCAAGTACTTCCTCGAAAGAGTATGATTGGATGTAAGGCTTGCGCCTTACATCCCATTTTCTCAGAAAGGAGGCGAGATAAATGGCATTACCTAGTATTTTTGATCTGGAACCAAGTAAAATCTCTCGAGATTTGAAAGGTAAGTTTATTCTGATTTACGGTCAGCCAAAGACTGGTAAATCAACATTTGGTAGTCAGCTACCACGTGCTCTATTCATGAACTTCGAACAGGGTACAAACGCATTGGCTGGCATTAGAAGTATGCCTATTATGAAATGGACGGACGCAAAGAAAGTTCTTTCAGAACTAAG